GATTGGAAAAATGGTTAGGGCTATCAATTATCCCGCATACCTGGGAAGTATTATTTACCAACCTGGCCGGAGAGATTGAATTTCCTTATTCTAATAATATGGCAATCGTTTCGCTGAAAGATTCAGACGATGAGGATATAGAGGAAGAAGATTATTTACTACGAGGAACCACAGATAAACGGCTAATCCGTCCCCTATTTGAAAACATGACTATTGTTTATACGGCGGGTTTTGACACGGTGCCTAAAGCGATTAAACAGGCAATCATGCGGGATGTGTTGTTTCATTACGAGAATAGGAATGATGGCGATAAGGACAGGGTTAATAATGCTTTTGAGATAGCAATAAAGTATAAAAGAGTTTCAACATGGTTGGCCTAAGAAAACCTATACAGATAATATCTGTAGCTCCTGAGAAGGAAGAAAGCACAGGATTAATGAAACCGGCCGAAACAGTTCTTTATTCAGGGTGGGCAGAAGTCTCGAATCCAAGTAGTAACAGGAATTATTTTGTCGGTCAGGATTCGATGGAGCATACCAAGTTCTTTAAAATACGCCATAACATGGGTATAACATCCGACGTAAACACACGGCTGATATATTCCGGTAAAAGGTACACAGTGAACAGTATTGAAAGGGATAAGGAGAAAAAGTTTTATTGGATTATTAGGGCCACGGCAAAAACGGATAACTGATGTTTAAGATAAAAACAACAGGATTTCAGGATTTGATTGATAGGCTTTCAAAAGCTCCGGATAAGATTGTTAAGGAAGTCGATGGAGTGTTTCAGGATGTTGCTGAAAAGTTTGTTGGCAGGGCTAAAAAAGACGCTCCGAAAGACACAGGTAATGCAGGATTAACAGGACAGATAAGTTACAGGAAGGAAGGTGAGTTGAAGTATAATATATTCTCTGGATCAAGATACGCTGGTTATTTGGAGTTTGGAACGAAAAGAAATTTTACTCCTATTCCTGGATTTGAAAAAGAGGCTGCCGAAATAAAAGGTTTAGGTGGTGGTGGAAGTGCCGAAGAGGCGATAGAGAATATTAAAGCATGGGTATTAAGAAAAGGAATAAGATTTCAAGATGCTACGAAATATAAAAGCGGTAAAAAGAAGGGGCAGCACAGGTTGTTAGATCCGGAAACAACTGCATATATTATTTGGCATTTTATAAACATAAACGGAATAAAACCGAAGCCATATTTTTTTAAACAGGTGGCTATTGCAGAAGGACAGTTGGAAAAAGATTTAAAACAGATCGCAGAAGAAATTTTTGATTGATGAGAAACTTTGTAGGTGATCTTATAATTGCTTATTACCAGTGTTTGAATGGTAATATAACCTACGGAGGGCAGGAAGTGAATGTTTATAATGTTGGAGTTGATGCAAATGATAAGTTTCATTATATCCAGCTCAGGCCGGAAAGCGAATCAGATGTAAGCAATAAAAGTTCTTTTGTTACCAGCCCGATAGTAGTGATGGATATAGTAACAGTTCACGAAGGTTCGATAGATGCCAGTGTAGTGGAAGAAATAGACGATCAGGTAAGGCAATTGATTTTCACGGCAAGGAATACAGTGGGCATAGTTGTGAATGATGATTTTCAATTGCTCAATGTGATTGCTCAAAACAGTTCTTACCTGGATGGATTCGACGGTACGAGGCATGAATTCAGGAAGATAACACGGTTTGTAAACAGGATTAATCAGTTTCAAAATAATATAAGCTAACAATTAAACTTAAATAAAATGGCAACAGAAATTCAGGGTATTGATGACATATTCGAAGTTCGTGAGGTCGGTGAAGAGGATTGGCTCAGGCTTGTTTGTGAAGTCGACAACTCTGCCGAAATGGACAACGAAGTATCTGAGACAGATACCAAGTGTGGAACATTCGTAGGCGTAAAGGAAATGAAAGGAAATTTTTCTGGTAACGCTGTGAGTAATGCCACTCCAACTTCTTCTGAGGCTTCTTATGAGCAGGTAGTAGCCTGGCAGAAAGCAACAACATTGCTCGAGTTTAGAAATTATAACGCCGCCTTTGGTGCTATTGCTGAGAGTGCTGCTTATCATTTCGAAGGGCAGGGCAGATTTACGAACACAAACAAGAGTTCTGCCAGCGGTGAAGTTGTTCAGTTTTCATGGACACTGTCACCAAGTGGAGAAATATTCTTAACGCCACAATCGTAATCATGAAAAAAATAAAGCTCTCCGTCGCAGGGCAGGAAGTCGTTTGCAATTTCGGCGTGAATTATTTCTATAAACATTTTTATGAAATAACCGGCACTGATATGCTAGTTGATGGCCTAAAAGAATTAGCCAGCGTAAAAATGTTTTCTCTTGTTCCGGCTATTTATTGCGCCGGGTATTTTGCAGAATGCAGCTTAAAAAAGGAAGAGCCTAAAATAAGTAAAGCTGATTTTGAATCTCATATTTTAAGTATGGATGAGAAAGGGGCTGCAGATATGCTGAACGATTATTTGAATGCGATAAACCCAAAGGAGGAAACTAAAGAGGGGGAGGAAATAGCCCAAACGGTGAACCCTTAACATGGGATGAGGTTCGAAAGATAGCGTTTGGGCGATTAGTAATACTGCCGCATGATTTTTATTCGATGGATATAGATGATGCGGCTTTGATGTATCAGGGATGGGGTGATCAGATGCTTTATGATCAACAAATAGCACGAAAAGTGACAATGATTATTTCGGATGTAGTAAATAAGAGCATGGGCGGTAAAGGGGTGATGAAAAAGAGTAAGGATATATGGCCTTTACCAGGTGATGAACGAAAAATAAAAACTTCTCATTTAGAACTGTTGAAAAAGTTTAAAGAATTGGATTTAAAAAAGGGTGTGAATGGCAAACGCTGAATTAAATGTCATACTTAGTGCGGAAGGAAAGCAGCTTTCAGCTACGATGCAGAAGGCCGAAAAGGATGTGCAAGGACTTGAAAAAGAATTGGCATCATTAAAACCGGCATTTGACCAGGTTGATAAGTCTGTTACTAAATCGGCTTCTACCCTTAAATCAGCAGCTTCAGCTACCAATCAATTTGTAAAAGGGGTAAAATTATCAGATGAGGCATTAAAGAAATTACAGCCATCCTCTAACGCCTCAGCTCAATCACTATTAAACCTGGGAAGGGTTGCACAGGATGCGCCATTTGGTATTTTAGGTATAGCTAATAACATAAATCCATTACTGGAATCATTTCAAAGATTACAGAAGGAAACAGGATCTACAAAAACCGCTTTGAAGTCATTGGTATCAGGATTGACCGGTGCCGGTGGTTTGGGGCTTGCTGTCTCTGTTGTTTCTTCTTTACTGATAGTTTTTGGTGATAAATTATTTGGTGCTAAGGAAGCATCTAAGGCGTCAGAAGAGGCGCTCAGAAGTTTTGGCGAAGCGTTGGAAGGCGTGAAGGATGGAGTAAAATCTTTAAGCGATGAACTGCAATTTACAAATCAATTAGGTGGTATAAATGTAAAAATTCGTGGCGGTGGCGATGTTCAGGATTTACTAGAGCAATCGGTTGCGCAACGGGTGAAGACAACTAAACTAGAAGCACAACGTGATAAATTAAAAAGTATTGGCGATCAGATTGCAAAAAATACCGAGCTAAGCGATAAAGACAGGATTGATGCTGAAATCAAATATTTTGATTCACTAAAGAGTATTAATTCTGAGATAATAAAAAGTGAACAAGATCAATCAATCATTTACAGGAGGATTGCACTTCAAAGAGTTGAGGATTTAAAGAAAGCTAATGAAGATGCTTTAAAACTTAACGACAAATTTATTGATGATACCATTGCAAGAGCAAAGAGGTTATCGTCATTTATCAATAAAACTACTATTCGTTTCGCTCCTTTCGAGTTAGATCCTGAAACTACAAAGTTTGAGCAATTCAAAGAGGCATTAAATTTTATCCAAAGAGGGTTAAATGACCGTTCCTCGTTTTCTATTAAGCCACAGGTATTAGTTGAAAACCCTGTACTGATTAAGTCACAGGCCTACTTTGCTTCACTGGCAAAAGAAGCGGAAGGAATGTTTAAAGATATCCAAGAGGAGATAAATAAATTAACCAAGCGTAATCCAATTATAATACGGGCTGAAAGAGTAGAGGTTACAGAAAAGGCAAGAGGTGCTGAATTCTTTCAATCACTGGGTATTGCCAGCGCAGATGAAAACGCCCCACAAAGTTTACTAACAGACACACAAAAAGCGGCGGTCAATCTTGCCGGAGTAATGAATCAAACCGTAATTCCTGCTTTCAATGGTTTATTTGACGCTATTAAAGCCGGGGAGAACCCTATCAAAGCTTTCTTCCAAAGTTTAGGCCAGGCATTGCAGCAATTAATACAGAAGTTGATACAAGCAGCTATTCAAGCACTTATATTAAGCGCCATCACCGGAGGCTCTACGTCATTCGGCAAGGCTTTTAAGTCTATTATCGGATTCAAGGCTGAAGGTGGGCCGGTATTCGCCAACAAACCTTATGTAGTGGGTGAACGTGGGCCCGAGTTATTCATTCCCCAAGGCGGCGGGAAGATAATTCCAAATAATGAAATGAATTCAGGACTTCAGGGAATAACAGGCGGTATGCAGAATTTAAGATTATCGGCCGTGTTAAGAGGTTCAGACTTGGTTTTATCAAACAACAGGACTTTCCGGTCACAAAACAGAAACGGTTAATGCCAATAGGACGCTACTATACGATAGAATTTAAGAACGTTGAAGATATCCTCGTTAAGGTTCTTATTGGAGATAAGACAATAGACGCCGAAACTCCGGAGATCATTCCTTTACAACCTTCTGGGAGCCCGTTAATACTATCCACATTTGATAACGATGAGGCGAAGTTCACCCCGATAAAAGGACAAAAAGCACAGATAACTTTTTTAAGTAATGAACAGTATTCATTAGAGACATTTTCCGATGGTGCTGACGATCGTTTTGATGTTACTATTTTATACGGAACGACAATAGTTTTTTATGGCTTTCTTTCCCTGGCTGATAACTCAGAATTATTTGTCAGTGGCAGGAATGAAGTAGTATTAACCGCTAACGATAAGTTAGGCGCTTTAAAAGATATTCCGCTTACTGATTTTGACGGCGTAAACCCGATAGGGAAATATAAGATCGGTGAATTAATCGCCATGTGCCTGCAAAAAACGGGACTTAGTTTACCCCTGAGAGTAATCAATAATTTACGGCATGGCACCGGAGCAATAACTGTTTCTCTGACTGATACAACTTTTACGGCCGGAACCAATATGATTACTTTAGGGGCTACCTATAATGGTTTTTTCTATAACGGGCAGCGGCTTTTAGTATCTGGAACGGTTTCGAATAACATAGAATTTACTGTCTCAGGTGTGGGGCTTTTGCTTGTTACTTTCCTGGTAAGCAGTGAAGATTTAGTAAACGAAACGGCAAGCAACGTAACATTTACCGACGTAACGGGGCTTGATCATATTTACCACGGCAGTTATTTAGATGCAAAGACATTTGAAGATGAGATTGGTGTAAGTGAGAATTGTTACGATGTACTGAAAAAGATTTTAGGCTATGATTGTTTTTTAACTCAGTACAAAGAATGTTGGTGGATTTGCCGGATAGACGAGTATGATAGTAATCCTTTTTATGTATCACGTTTTGATGAAAACGGGGTGTATGTAGATAGTTATGTAGAAACAAATTTATCTAAAACTATCGGTAGAGATCAGGAACATTGGTTTGAAGGGGAAGCGACAATAGTACAACCAACCAGGCCGGTCGGGTTCGCAAAACTTACGTACACGTTTGATTATCCTGAAGAAATTGTTTGCAATCAGGATTTTTCGAGAGGTACAGGAGATGAGCCAACCGACACAATCCCTTCCGAAACTATTATATACGATCCTGAGTGCTGGGAGTTTTACGCCAACCATTTTGATGGCTCCGCATGGACTGACGGAACGCCACAAGCCGGGGCAAGAGGAGAGTTGGTTAAGCTGTTTGAATATGGCTATGAGAAAGACAGGTATATGCTCATCGAACATGAAGACGTTAGTGGTGGTGACGAAGTGCATTATTTCAAAAGCGCCGCTATTGACATGAGGCGAGGAGATAAAATTAATTTATCCGTTGATTTTAAGATAGAGGGCGTTTCTGGATTAACGTCTTTAAACCCTATGCAGGTGACTTTAATTCCTCACGATGGATCAGATCCTTGGTATTGGGAGTTAGACACCGCTTCAAATGTTAATCAATGGGTACAGCGTGCAACGCCA